CGAACAATGTGTTCACTCGTCTCAGCTTTGTTTCGCGACTGCTTTGGCAGCATTGCTGGGAGCTCCGCCTACGAACGGCCAATTGAGGTTGCCGCTTCTGAAGCGTTGAGCCGTAACTGTCAGGATTACGCGGCGCAGTCCCGCGAAATCCGAAGTGCCTTTGCTGAACTTGAGTTGAGCGACCTGCCTAGTGTGGCAGGGCATACGCACGGCAAGTCTGCCGCTGCGCGCTCCTCAGCTTCAGCCTTCATTGACGTCCTAGGCCCAGCGGTGGGCAAACGGACTGTCTTTCTCCAAGGCTCTAGCTCCGACGAGAAGAAGGGCCGTGTTTTCACGCGGCATTATCGTTGGGGCAAGGACCTATGTGTCACGCCTAGCCAAGTGGTGAAAGGGGAAAATGACTTGACGGCCATGGTAGACGTCGACTATTATGTTGACATGCCTGACCACTTGTCACGCAATTTCCGACCACTCGTGCTCTATACGTTCCAACCTGGCTCAGCGGCCAAATCGGAAGGTGAGTACAAGTTCTGCTTTGATGCGGATGGCAAAGTTGTGTACACTGTCTCAGGTGGAGGAGAGTATCACCATCAAGTTTGGAATTGGAAAGGTGACTCGGTCAGTGCCCAGCGAACATTATTCGGTTGTATTCCGCTCACGTATAGCGTGTTCTCGTTGGAGAGACGCAACGTTGATGTGGATCATCAGCTGGTCTTGTTGACCCCTCTGAAGAAATTCACGGGTCTTTACGCTGTGTTGGCGCGTTATCGCGCTGAGGCCAGTCCCCTAACCAGGCTCAATCCCGTTGACGGGCAATTTGTCCGGCTTCGGGTGAATGGGCCTGACGGTTTAACCATGTCGACAGCTAAAGTCGGCGGGTACTTGAGTGCTGACGTGCCGGTTAGTGTGGATGAGGCTATTGCCTCAGCCGCCAAGACCACAACACGAATCACTCACGGAACCGTCAAATCCAAGATGACATCGTGTGGTGGCGATGAGAACAAGGTCTCAGGATCCGAGATCTTGTTAGAATACCACTTGAGAGGGGAACCAAAGAGCGACCGCGTGGACGTTACGTCCGCAGTACGGTCGTTTCAATGGGTGAAGAAATATCAGGACTATGAGCCTGAGAAGCCGGCAATGGTCGCGTTTATGCGTCCCCTGTACGACGGTGCGTTCGTTCCCGACAACTGTCGGAACAATGACGAACGGATGGTGGAAGAGCGTGTGTTAAAACTAAAGAAGAAGGCCACCAAGCCAAGTCCTTTCCTTATTGGTGTGATGAAGGAGTTCATTGAGCTCTTTACAGACCAAACCGGAAGGATTAGGCCTGTCGATGAGGAGGAAGTGTACAGACGCCAGAACAAACCCAGCCAGCGGAGGATCTTAGACGAGGCCCAACATGGGTCTGCGGAAGGGAAGAGTAAAATCTTCAAGAAGAATGAGGCGTATCCAAGCGTGACCGACCCTCGGGCTATCAGCCAAATCGAGGGACCGGTAAAGCTAGCCTACTCCCAGTTCATCTACGCGTTGTCTGACGTGCTTAAACAGTTCGATTGGTACGCTTTTGGCAAGACCCCAAGGGAGATTGCTCAGCGCATTGCTGAGCTATGCTTCGGGGCTGAAAGTCACGGCGATGCCACGGACTATAGCCGCCAAGACGGCAGAGTTGACGAGAACGTGCGCCTGTTTGAGCGCATGCTCATGTTGGCTCTGTTCCACCCGTCCTTCCACGTTGAGATGTTGAAGCTAATGAGGTCCCAGACAGGATTGCGAGCGAGGACAACGTTTGGAGTGAGGTACGATACGGGCAATGCTCGAGCGTCAGGATCTCCTGAGACGTCCGCGTTCAATACAATCCTCAATGCGTTTATAGCCTTTTTGGCTTTTCGCATGACCCGGGTCGACGGGCGGTATTTGACACCGCTCGAGGCCTGGAAGAAACTGGGGCTTTATGGGGGTGATGATGGCTTCACCGCGGACCAATGTCGGCAAGCCGCAGAGAGAGCGGCGATGTCCATGGGACAGGTATTGACGATGGAAAGGACGACCCGTGGATCACGAGGGGTCACGTTCCTAGCCAGACATTATGGGCCCGATGTTTGGTTTGATGGTGAGAATCCTGCGAATAGTTGTTGTGACATTCGTAGACAGCTCGCCAAGTTCCACGTCACGGTACATCTGGGCGGCAAGGTCACTCCCCTGACTAAGCTGCGTGAGAAGGCTTTTGCTTTCTACCTGAGCGACAAGAATACCCCGGTGCTAGGTGAATTCGTCACTAAGGTGATGAAATTGTTCCCAATGAAACGTTCTGAGTATACCAATGTTTTGAACATTTGGAACTCGAACGTGGATGGTGAGGAACATTACCCCAACGAGTTTGAGGACTGGATGGTTGACCTTTTGGTTGAGCAAATCCCGGAATTCGATCTGGTTGGATTCAACAATTGGTTGGATAGCGCTGACGAGGAGACAATCTTTAACCCTCCCACCCTCGCACCCCCGGCTCCAACCAACCCTAAGAAAGGGGTTGTGTTTGTTGACGGGGACTTCGAGGGTGAGGTCGCCAAACCAGACACCAAGGACATCCCAGCAACTGAGCCAGAAACCGCAACCAAGAGGCGATACCGGCCTCGTAAGAAAGGCTCAGCCTGGAAAGGCAAGGGAGACAAAACTCCCTCAAACAAAGGGAAATGGAAACCCGTAAAGAAGACTTAAGAATCC